TAGAGAATTGAAACCCGAATACTATCAAAAACAAAATGTCACACTTCACCAACATCAAAACGAAACTGAAGGATAAAGATTTTCTAATTAAAGCATTGTATACTATTGGGTATACTGGAACAGAAAATGTATTATTGAAAAATCCTTCTAATCATCAACACGAAGAAGTTCAAGTTGAAATAGGAGTAACTAAGTATGATACAACTCTAGAAGTCATGAGACCTATGACAGCTGGATTCAAGATCAATGATGATGGAGTATTTGAATTAGTTACTGAGGTTGACACTTGGCATGAATCATTTCCTATCGAAAGATTTCTACAAAAAGTAACTCAGGCATATGCGAGATGTGCTGTAGTAGAAACCGCACAGTCAAAGGGTTTCAATGTAACAACCGAACAAAAAGATGTTGATAATACCATAGAGATTGTTATGGAAAAGTGGTAGTGTATTGTTAAATAATTGCGAATGCCGAAAGGGTTCACAATTTACACTCGCTTATTTAAGGAGAACTATGACTAACGTTCACAGGTACAGAGCCGGTGATCTCGGAGAACTATTCGATAAGATCACAAAAAACAGCATCGGACTAGACCAGTATATTGATCAGTTTTGGCAAACTGCATCAGCTACTTATCCACCATATAATATTCTACAACACAGTAATCATGAGTCTAGTTTAGAGATTGCACTCGCAGGATTTAAAAAGAAAGAAGTTAAAGTTTACACAGAGCACGGTAAACTAATTGTAGAGGGGAAGAAAGAAGAGAAAAAAGATGATGAGTATGTACATCGTGGTATGGCTCAAAGATCATTCCAAAGAGAGTGGCAACTTTCTGAAGATGTAGAAATTACAAAAGTTACATTTGAAGATGGTCTTCTTACTGTAGATCTAGGAAAGATAGTTCCAGATCATCATGCTCGTAAAGATTACCTCTAAATACAACTGAGTTCGAGATGGAACTTGGGGATCTTGACGATCCCCTTTTTTATGTTATAATAGTATTGGAATAAAAAACAAATGACAGTAAAAATTTTATTACTCAAATCTGGTGAGGACGTTATTTCAGATGTAAATGAGATGGTATCACCTGACGATAAAGTTATAGGATACTTTCTTAAAAGACCATGTGTAATTAAACTACTACCCAAAGTATCTGAGGGTGAAAAAAGAGAGACATCAATATCGATGTATCCATGGATGCCTCTTGCAAAAGAAAAGGCAATACCATTACCAACTGATTGGGTAGTCACAATGGTCACACCAATTGAAAAAGTCGAAACAATGTACAAAGAGGATGTATTAAATGGAGAAAACACCAATCAAACTGATAGTTCTGATGAATCAACAGAGTCTGATATCTCAGATTGAAGAGGTAGGTGCAGATGTTGGACAACCTGATTGTAAGTTAACAGAACCATTTATTGTTGGCCCTGATAATACTCTTAGTCCTTGGTTAGTTGATATCACCAGTGAAAATGTTTTTATGTTATCATCAGATAAGATCTTAACTCTTGTTGATCCTAAACCAACCTTACTTGAAAAATACCAAGACCTTCTTAAATGAAATTCTATACTAATGTCCAGTTGATTGGTAATCAATTTCTGGTTCGTGGTGTTGAGAATGGGAAAAGATATGAACACAGAGATGAGTTCTTTCCCACTCTTTTCGTTAGATCAAAAAAGAAAACAAAATACAAAACATTGAATGGTGTTTCCGTTGATGCTATTAAACCCGGAACTGTAAGAGAGTGTCGTGATTTCTTTAAGAAGTATGATGAAGTCGAGGGATTTGAAATATATGGAAATGATCGATATATCTATCAATACATATCAGAAAAATATCCAGAAGATGAGATCAAGTTTGATATTAGTAAAGTTAAATTAGTTACTCTTGATATTGAGGTATCATCTGAACGAGGCTTCCCTGATGTTGAGTCTTGTGTAGAAGAAATACTTGCGATTACAATACAAGATTATACAACAAAAGAAATTATTACATGGGGTGTTAAACCATTTAATAATACACAAAAGAATGTAACATATCATTGCTGTAATACTGAAGAGAATTTACTTCGCACCTTTATTAATCATTGGATGCAAGATGTTCCTGATGTGATTACTGGTTGGAACATTCAACTATACGATATACCATATATTTGCAAACGTATTAGTCGTGTGCTTGGTGAGAAGACAATGAAACGTATGTCACCTTGGGGTCTTGTATCTGAGGGTGAGATTCATCTTATGGGAAGAAGTCATACCACGTTTGATGTTGGTGGTGTAACTCAACTTGATTACTTAGATCTATACAAGAAGTTTACATATAAAGCACAAGAATCATATCGATTAGATTACATTGCTAAAGTAGAACTTGGGCAACAGAAATTAGATCACAGTGAGTTTGATACATTCAAAGACTTCTATACAAAAGGATGGCAGAAGTTTATTGAATACAACATCATTGACGTTGAACTTGTTGATCGTCTAGAAGATAAGATGAAACTGATTGAGTTGGCATTGACGATGGCTTATGATGCCAAGGTCAATTACAATGATGTGTTTTATCAGGTAAGAATGTGGGATACTATTATCTACAATTATCTCAAGAAACGTAACATTGTAATTCCACCAAAGAATCGATCAGCAAAGAATGAAAAGTATGCAGGTGCATATGTTAAAGAACCGATTCCGGGAAAGTATGATTGGGTAGTTAATTTTGACCTTAACTCTCTATATCCTCACCTGATTATGCAATACAACATCTCTCCGGAGACACTCATTGAGGAGAGACACCCAACAGTAAATGTTGATAGGATACTTAATAAGGAGGTGGATATTAGTAATGATTATGCGACTTGTGCTAATGGTGCACAGTATCGTAAAGATGTTCGTGGGTTCTTACCAGAACTTATGGACAAGATGTATGGAGATCGTGTGGTCTTTAAAAAGAAAATGATCGAGGCAAAGAAAGCCTATGAAAAGACACCAAGCAAAGCACTCGAAAAAGAAATCGCCCGTTGTAATAATATTCAAATGGCAAAGAAGATTTCTCTCAACTCTGCCTATGGTGCGATTGGTAATCAATACTTTCGTTATTATAAATTAGCAAATGCGGAAGCAATTACACTATCTGGTCAGGTCTCTATTCGTTGGATAGAGAATCATATGAATAACTATCTAAACAAAATACTAAAAACGGAGGGTGAAGACTATGTTATTGCTAGTGATACTGACAGTATCTATCTCAACTTGGGTGGTCTTGTCGATAGGGTATACGAAGGCAGAGAAAAGAATGCTGCGAGCATCGTGTCGTTCCTTAATAAGGTCTGTGAAATGGAATTTGAAAAATATATTGAGAATTCTTACGAAGAGTTGGCGAAATATGTAAATGCTTATGATCAAAAGATGTTCATGAAGAGAGAGAACATTGCAGATCGTGGCATATGGACAGCAAAGAAAAGATATATTCTAAACGTATGGGATAGTGAAGGTGTCAGATATGAAGAGCCTAAACTTAAGATGATGGGTATTGAAGCAGTTAAGTCATCAACTCCTGCACCTTGTCGTACAATGATTAAGAATGCATTGAAGATTATGATGAATGGCACAGAAGATGAAATGATAGATTACATTGAGTCATGTAGAAAGGAATTTAAAACACTACCACCAGAAGAGATATCATTTCCTCGCACAGCATCTGATGTTGTAAAGTATCGAGCACATTCTACGATCTATTCAAAAGGAACTCCTATACATATACGGGGTGCATTACTGTTTAATCACTATGTAAAGAAGCATAAGTTAGATAATAAGTATTCACTCATTCAGAATGGTGAAAAAATTAAATTCTGTTACTTGAAAAAACCAAATATTATTCATGAGAATATTATATCATTTATACAAGATTTTCCTCATGAGATTGGTCTCAATCAGTATATTGATTACGACCTACAATTTGATAAATCATTCCTCGAACCACTTAAGATTATCTTAGATGCGATTGAATGGAATGTTGAAAAAACTGCAAACTTAGAACTTTTCTTTTCCTAATGGATCTACCTATCAACAACAAAGAACTTGGTACCATAGTAAGTGCACTGCACTTGGGTGGCGATACTGCGTTGTATCAAAAACTTAAATTGGTCAAAGAGACTATAGATGAAAATCCCGGTGGCCCATATAAGAAAATACTTCGCGAATCTCATGGTATGGTAATCTAATGTTTTATAAAAAAGTGAGTCTTGTAACGGGTGGTTTTGATCCCATCCATAGTGGTCATATATCATACTTTGCAAGAGCAAAAGATTTTTCAGATTTTCTTGTCGTGGGAATCAATACTGAAGAATGGTTGACCAATAAGAAAGGTCAATACTTTCAATCGTGGAGAGAAAGAGCAGAGATCATTCGTCATTTGAGAATGGTTGATGCTGTTATTACTGTTCCTGATGATGATCAGGGATCTGCGTGTGGAGCTATTGATAAGTGTTTAGAGATTGCAGATGAAGTTGTTTTTTGTAATGGGGGTGACAGAGGAAAAGGTAACACACCAGAACTTGACAGATTTAAAAAGAATGATAGAGTTAAGTTTGAATGGGGTATCGGTGGTGAAGATAAAATGAACAGCAGTTCATGGATACTACACGGATACTTTGAAAGACAAAAAAAATTATTAGGAATATGAATTGTTGGCACTGTGGTACTGAACTCATCTGGGGTGGTGATCATGACATTGACGAAGATGAGAGTATGGAGTATGATATGGTTACAAACCTTACATGCCCTAAATGCGAATCTTATGTAGAAGTTTATCATAAGTTTCAAAAATAATTATGGATTTTTTAAAAGAGATAGTAAAAGAGATCGGAGATGACTTCACCCAACTCGCATCAGATATTGACGAAACTGAGGTCTTTATTGACACAGGTTCGTACATTTTTAACGGCCTTATATCAGGCAGTATATTTGGCGGGGTATCTAATAACAAAATTACTGCAATTGCTGGTGAGAGCAGCACTGGAAAGACTTTTTTTTCCCTTGCTGTTGTCAAAAACTTTTTGGATACTAACCCTGATGGGTATTGCCTCTATTTTGATACTGAGGCAGCAGTCAATAAAGGACTACTGGAGTCTCGTGGAATTGATACGACACGGTTGGTTGTTGTAAATGTTGTAACCATTGAAGAGTTTCGTGGTAAAGCATTAAAAGCAGTTGACATATATTTGAAGAAGTCAGAGGATGAACGCAAACCATGTATGTTTGTGTTAGATTCTCTTGGTATGCTATCGACAGAGAAAGAGATTAATGATACACTGAATGACAAGATGGTTCGAGACATGACTAAATCTCAACTTGTCAAAGGTGCATTCCGTATGCTCACACTTAAACTTGGTCAAGCAAAAATTCCACTCATTGTCACAAATCACACTTATGATGTCATTGGTTCTTATGTCCCTACAAAAGAAATGGGAGGAGGTTCAGGCCTCAAGTATGCAGCAAGTACAATCATCTATCTCTCAAAGAAGAAAGAGAAGGATGGAAAGGATGTCATTGGAAATATTGTCAAGGCAAAGACTCACAAATCACGTATAAGTAAAGAGAATAAAACTGTTGAGATACGTTTATATTATGATGAGCGTGGACTTGATAAGTATTATGGTCTTCTAGAATTAGGAGAACTTGGTGGTCTATGGAAGAATGTTGCCGGTAGATATGAAATTAATGGAAAGAAAATTTATGCAAAACAAATCTATGCAGAACCAGAAACTTACTTTGATGAATATGTAATGCAAGCTCTTGATGAAATAGCAAAGAGGGAGTTCAGTTATGGAGAAAGTTGAATTTCTTATTTTAAGAAATCTTTTATATAATGAAGAATACCTCCGTAAAGTCATACCCTTTTTAAAATCAGAATACTTTGAAGATGAGAAACAAAAGATTGTTTATCAGGAGATTGCTAGTTTTGTAGAACAATACAATGAACTAACAACGAAAGAGATTCTTTGTATTGAGATTGAAAAGAGAAAAGATATTACAGACTCAATGTTTAAAGACATCACTGATTTTATTGGTGACTTACATGATAGTCCAGTAGATCTTGAGTGGACATTAAACACAACAGAGAAGTGGTGTCGAGATCGTGCTATATATTTGGCACTGATAGAATCAATTAGTCTTGCAGATGGAAAAGATGACTCTAAAGGAAGGGATGCTATTCCTTCTATTTTGTCTGATGCTTTGGCTGTGTCTTTCGATAATCATGTAGGACACGATTACTTAACTGATTATGAAGAAAGATATGAGTCTTACCACAGAAAAGAAGATAAGATACCATTCGACTTGGAGTTCTTCGATAAAGTCACTAAAGGAGGTCTCCCCAATAAAACTCTTAACATCGCGCTTGCTGGCACTGGTGTTGGTAAGTCTTTGTTTATGTGCCATTTTGCCTCTTCTGTTTTACTCCAAGGTAAAAACGTTCTGTATATTACGATGGAGATGGCTGAAGAAAAGATTGCGGAGAGGATTGATGCGAATCTTTTAAATATTAATATTCAAGACATTACGGATCTTCCAAAGACAATGTTTGAAAGTAAGGTTACAGATATATCAAAGAAAACACAAGGATCATTAATTATTAAAGAATATCCAACAGCAGCAGCACACTCAGGACATTTCAAGGGATTGCTTAATGAACTTGCATTGAAAAAATCATTCCGACCTGATATAATATTCATAGATTACTTAAATATATGTGCGTCATCACGTTACAAGGCAGGGTCAAATGTCAATAGTTACTCGTATATTAAAGCGATTGCGGAAGAACTCCGTGGGCTTGCAGTTGAGGCTAATTTACCTATCGTCTCCGCTACTCAGACGACTCGCTCTGGCTTTGCTAGTAGTGATGTTGATCTTACTGACACATCTGAGTCCTTCGGTCTCCCTGCCACTGCTGATCTTATGTTTGCTCTTATATCTACGGAAGAGCTTGAGGAACTGAATCAGATACTTGTTAAACAATTAAAGAACAGATACAATGATCCAACGATTCATAAACGTTTTGTTGTTGGTATTGATCGTGCAAAGATGAGACTATATGATTGTGAACAAAAAGCACAAGAAGATATTGTTGACAATACTTCTGAAACAGAGTATGATGAAGACAAATCAAAATTCAAAAAATCATTCGGCGACTTTAAATTCTAATGACTGTAGACACTGAAAAATACCTTGACTTTGTGCATGATGTAACAAGCGCAGAGAGTTTAGATTATGCAGCACTTCTGACTCGTATGAACAAACTAGAGTTAGAAGATGATTGTAACCTATCACAGTTATTAACTGCTGCACTTGGATTGACTGCAGAGTCAGGTGAGTTTACTGAGATCGTAAAGAAGATCATACTACAAGGTAAACCATACA